TTGGTGTCTACAAACGTATTTAATTACATTAGCTTCTGCTGCAAGTAATCTATTATCATTAATAAACTTTGAAGGTTGTATTTTAAATTTTTGATAATGACTGCCTTGAATTTGTTTTTTATATGGTGACATAATTACTCTTATACAATTTAAAGTATTTAGACAAGGGAAAATGATATCTGTGGAAAGTACCCAATAGATGTAAATCTTTTTTAGCTCTAGTAGCCCCTGTGTACCATACCCGCAGTTCTTTTATTTTATCTAATAAACTCTTTCTTTCGTAATGTGATGGATAGTTACATTTAGAAGATAATATAACATTATCCGCTTCACCGCCCTTAACTTGGTGAATAGTGTCTATGACTATCTTAGCTTTATCATCCAAGTTTAAATCTTGTTCCATTAATTTAATAAAATACAATTTTTCTTTATCTTTAAATTTACGTTGAAAAGCTTCTTGCCAAGGTCTATTTTCTTCAACCATTCCTCCCTGCAGGTGTAATTGTTCAAAGTTGAATACTTGATTCGGATGAGCAAAACTCCATTTCTTGCTGTCCGCTGATCGGTAACCGTGATCTATGTTTAATAAAAAATTATACATATTGCATGCAGCCTCTCTAGAAATACCACCTCCTCTACATATAAGCTGCCAATCTTGAATAGCTTGCCATTGATTAGGGTCAAAAGATTTTGTTCCACGCATATCCTGAAAATAAATGCCTAAATCTCTAGCTTCCTCTTGTAATTCTTTTTTAACATCATTAATTCTAGCTAATATCATCCATGAATTCTCATTATTTAATGGAATCTTTCTCAAACTATTCCACTTATAAATATTTCCTTCTGTACCATTAGAAGTAAACTCTTTCTCTACTCTATGTCCTTCCATACCATTTAAAATACATTTAGCAAAAAAATGTACTTGTTTATTTAATCTTCTAGATTCTTTTAATATCTTTACCTTACCCGGAAAGGTTTGGAAAAAATGCACATCTGCACCATTCCATTCATAGATAGCTTGATCATCATCACCCGCTAAATAAACCTTTTCTGAATTTAAAGCTAACTTAACAACCATATCCCACTGTAACGGTGTAAGATCTTGAGCTTCGTCTACCATTAAAACTCTAAAAGGAATAGGCAATCCAGTATCAATATACTTTTGCACCATATCCGTAAAATCTAATCTATCGTTTTTGAATTGCCCTGGGCTTTCTTCATACTTTTTATAGTTCTCATATCCGTGAATAATAGATTTAAATTGTTGAAGTCTAACTTTCTTTCTAGGTTCTTTCTTATAAAGCTCCACAGGATCAATCTTCATGTTCCTAGCTTTATCATAAATTTGTAATGACCAATTGTTGTATACTTTTTGATCATCCCAAGTTGGAATGTAATCTACTTTAATAGTTCCATACTGTGTATGAAATTGTAATAAATCTACTCTAGGATCTAATACAGGTATGTCTGAGAATTGTTGTCTAGCTAAACTATGTAGTGTTCTAAAATATTTAAAGTCATCTTCATTGTAACCTTTAAATTCTTTTCTTATTCTTTCTCTACATTCTTGTACAGCTTTATTGGTAAATGAGATGTAACAAATTTCATCAGGGGATACACCAATCTTTAAAAACTTTTTTGCTCTTTGTAATAATCTATGTGTCTTACCTGTTCCTGGTGGTCCAAAAAATTTAATTGTCTTCCCATGGAGTTTTTGCTTTACTGTATTTGACATTTTTGTTTTTGTGCTGTGTTTGTTTTGGTCTTTCCGCAACCCAGTGTCTCGTGTTAACATTATTAAACTTCTTGCTTTTCTTACATCCGTTATCTTGTAAGAATATAGTACATTCTTTTTCAGACCAATTGTACCCCTGCTTTTTCATAAATAATTTAAAGGTTTCTAGCTTAAATCTAATCTCTTTATCATCAAAATAAATATTATCGTGTTCAATCTGATCAAATTCATTGGTAGTGTCTGTGTCTTCAAAAAATTTAACCATACGAGTATTAAATACTTCTTCTCGTTCTTCTTCTCTATCAATACCTTCCATATCTACTTTGTTAGCCATTAATTCATCTAACCAATCTTTATAAGGGTCTGGATCTCTTTTAGAAGGACGCATAGTTCTCCAAACAATGTCATGTGATAGTAGTCGTTCTCCTAGTAATTGTTGTTGATATAATTGTTTAGTTTCTAATTTAACTACCTTACCTTGTATGGGTAATAACCAATAAGGATCGGGATAAGAATTAACTTTAATAAGTTTACCTGTTTCAGGTGCACCTTCGTTAGGGCCAATACCAAATTTTCTTTTTGCACATTGTTTTGCCCCATTACAAAATTGTCTAGCTATGGCTGTTGTGCATTTATAACTGTAATCATGTTTTTCAATCATCTCTATAACTTTATTAAGTTCTTTAGGGTCTAAAGGTGGAATACATATTTTTTTATTTAAATCTCTAACTATATCTGTCCAATAATCTTTGTCTGCATTTATTTTTTTAGCTAATACACCAACATTAAACATAGCATCATTTCTTCCCTCACCTTCAGTAACTTGATTTCTAATAAATTTGTTTACACAGTTAGGCCAATCTTTATTTTCTGAATCATTATCAGTGTTAGTTTTTAAAAATTCTTCGGGTTTGACTATAAATTTTTTTACATAATCTAAATATTTTTCAAATGGAATGCTGTTAGCTTCGTCATCTAATGCACATCGTGTTGAAAATTTTGCATTCTGATAAGGTAAATTTAAGAATTGACCTTTCTGTTTGTCTTCCCATTTTTCAGGTGTCAAATCTACTGTGTCTTGTGCAGGAAAAATATCTGTCTTGGTATCATTAACTCCTAAGTCTGCAGCTATTGAAATTAATTTTTTACGCATATCTGCAGCAGCCATTGGTTTAGAAAGGTGTACAATTAAATGTAATGCGTTTGATTTTGAACGATAAGGTACTAAAGGATAGCCACGTTCTCTAACTATCTTGATATAATGTTTTAAATCCATTCCATATCTGTCGATGTCTATAACACCCCAAGTACAGGTACTGTCATCATGAATAACAATTGAACCTAAATGTGATTTACCTTCTAAATGCTTTAACCATTCTTTATCAGTAACAGGTTCAGGTACTATCCAACTTTTATATTCTTCTTTACCTGTAGGTTTTTTAATTCCTGTAGGTTTAGATTGTCCGTAATAAGTTTGAGAGCCCTGGAACAGGGTTTTAAACTGCTCCAGGTTTTTGCTAAAATCCATATTAATTAAAATGGTGTTTTAGGTGTTTGCTCTTCTTTATCGTGTTTAACTTTAACTGATCCTCCTGAACATGCTTGTCTAAATTTCATAGCACGTTGTACAAGGGATTCATTATCCACAATACCTTCTGATGTGATTTCCCAACCATACCAAGAACCTAATTGGTTTTTTTCCAATACAGTTTTTAATCGATACAATTGAGTAAATGGGGCAGGTCTAAAAAATCCTTTACCATCTTTTTTAGGTTGCTGCATTAAGTTCATCATACTATTCCACTTCTTAGATTTTTTTCTTTGAGTGGACTTCATAGTAATCAAAGCCTCTGATGCAGTGTTACCTTCACAAACAACTACATAATGAGAAGATGTTTCTTCAATGTAATTACCATTCTCAAGTCTATCTTTCCCTGAGTCATCTCTAGTAGTTTTTTGCATAATGTCACTTTCAGCATCATATATATTTCTTGGAGAGGCACTACCTTCTTGTCCTCTATCTGCCCATTCAATATATTCAAACTTATAATAAGCAGGTATTACTAAAATACCTTTTTGCCCATCATAAAGCTTGTCAGTAACAGTATTGTAAATCATCCCAGGTCTTGCATCTGGAATAAATTTAGAATCACCTTGTGTTACTTGTGGTGAAAGCTGTCCTAATATTTTTAGGAAAGGCAGCTGTAAGCTTTTTGAATCAATGTTATCAAAACCTTGATCTGCATATTTTTCAATATCATAAGCTACAACTGAGTTATTTTTTTTCGTTGTTAGATCTGTCCGTTTTTCGCTAGACATTTTTCC